AAAAAGAGCCGGTGAAAAGAGTTGATATTGTGTCGCAGTTGATGGGTTTGGGGCCCAACACATTGAGAGGATACGAGAGGGGAGAGCATGAGCCAACGATATCAAATCTTTTGATAATTGCAAAATATTACAATGTGAGCTTGGGATATTTTGATTAAGGCTAACCTTTCATTATATTGTTAAAAATATTCTGTTTTTACAACATGTGGTGAGCACAAAATAATAACTATGCGAAAATAGGAGCGTGGGGGCGTATGCCTTCGCGCTCCCACTTTTGTTCACACCCCTTCCTCCTTCACATGGCGGGGGTAGCGGCGGTGCAGCCGCTGCCCCTACTGTCCGCCATATGCCGCTCCTCGCCACCTGAGGCGGGCGGTGGCACCAATGAGAGGAAACGCATGGCGGGATATTCCCCCGCCGCCTCTCCAATCAAATCGAAAGGAGACCTCTCACATGAACGAAATGAAGCTCTTTGAAAACCCTGAATTTGGGGCGATCCGGACGGTTGAAGTAGGCGGAGAGCCCTGGCTGGTGGGTAAAGACGTGGCTCAGGCGCTGGGGTACAGCGACACGTCCGACGCACTAAAGAGGCATGTTGACCCGGAGGATAAGCTGACCCGGCGTTTCGCCGACTCAGGTCAGAGCCGAGAAATGTATATCATCAACGAGAGCGGCCTGTACTCTCTGGTGCTGTCCAGTAAACTACCGGGGGCAAAGAAGTTCAAGCGCTGGGTGACGAGTGAGGTATTACCCAGCATTCGCAAGCACGGGGCTTACATGACCTCGGACACGATCGATAAGATGATAAACTCTCCGGAGTTTGGCATCAAACTGCTTACTGCGCTGAGAGACGAACAGGATAAGAGAAAGGCGCTGGAGACAGAGCTGGATAGGAGCAAGGAATGGTATTCCATCAAACGAGTAGCACATCTGAATGGAGTATCATATAAGGTTTTTGACTGGCGGAAGCTCAAACTCGAAAGCCAACGACAGGGATATGGAGTTAAAAAGATTTTCGATGCCAATTATGGCGAAGTCAATACTTACCACGTGAACGTGTGGGAAAAAGTTTACCCCAATATGGAACTATAAGAATAGTTGACAGGAAGGTGGTGTTATGGCTGCACGGCTGACAGATCGCCAGAAAAAGAAAATAGTGGCTGATTATCTGGAAACCGAGAGTTATAACGCCACGGCAAAGATGAATGGTGTATCAAAGGACACGGTAAAACGCATTGTGCTGAATTGCGAAGGATTCTTCCAAAAAGCGCAACAAAAAAAGAAACAGAATACATTGGATATGCTTGCCTTTATGGATTCCCGTAAAGAGAAGATGCAAGAGGCAATAGACCTTCATCTTAATGCACTGACGGACCCTGAAAAGATAGACGATGCTGGTTTGTCTCAAATTGCGACTTCCTTCGGGATCATCGTTGATAAAGCCACAAAGAACACGGCAAGCGGAAACGACAGCTTAAACAAATTGGATGGGCTGTTAAAGGAGTTCAAAGATGCTGTTAAGTCCGAAACAACATGAATTTGTTCTGAACGCCAATAGGCGGTGGAATTTCAAAGGTGGCGCAACCAGAAGCGGAAAGACTTATCTTGATTTTCGGTGGATGATTCCAATTCGCATCCGAGATCGCGTCGGGAAAGATGGGCTGACAGTTATTCTTGGGGTTACAAAATCAACGATTGAACGAAATGTATTGGAGCCGATGCGGAACCTATATGGAGACACGCTGGTTGGCTCAATTTCCAGTGACAACACAGCATGGTTGTTTGGAGAGAAATGCTATTGCCTGGGAGCTGAGAAGGTTTCCCAAGTATCAAAAATTCGTGGCGCATCCATTAAATACTGCTATGGGGATGAGGTGGCCGACTGGAGCGAAGAGGTATTTGAACTTCTGAAAAGCCGCCTAGATAAAGAGTATTCTTGCTTTGATGGTACCTTCAATCCGCAATATCCCGGACACTGGCTAAAACAGTTTCTTGATAGTGATGCGGATATATTCAGCCAGACATATACCATTGATGATAACCCGTTTTTGCCAAAAAAATTTGTTGACGATTTAAAAAGAGAGTACGCCGGAACGGTATTTTATGATCGGTACATATTAGGAGAATGGGCGCTGGCAGAGGGACTTGTCTACCCTATGTTCAGCATGGACAAGCATGTTATTCGCGGAAACCCTGATGGACCTGGATTATATTATATCGCTATCGACTACGGCACAATGAATCCAACGGCGATGGGGCTGTGGCGCGTTTATCGCGGGGAGGCTGTCATGCTGAAGGAGTATTATTACGATGGTCGGGCCAAGAAAAAACAAAAGACCGATGAAGAATATTATCAGGACCTGGAGAAGTTTGCGGATGGGAAGAAGATCGAACGTGTGATCGTTGACCCTTCTGCGGCAAGTTTCAAGGAATGTATACATCGGCATGGGAAATTTGCCGTGTGGGATGCGGATAACTCTGTTTTGGATGGAATCCGGCTGACGGCAACTTTACTGCAAACCGGACGGATCAAGTTTCACGAGAGCTGCGAGAATACGTTCCAGGAATTTCAATCCTACATGTGGGATGGAGATGCCGGGGAAGACAAAGTTATTAAAGAGTCAGATCACTCAATGGACCAGATGCGCTATTTTTGTAACACCATTATGTGGAGAGAGATTGCATGAGTGTTTTTGTCGGCTGGTTGGGCCGCTTGAAAAACTTCATATTTCCGCAGGCGGTGACTCAGCGGGAATTTGGCGTTAAGCCTGCCACGGGACAGACAATGGAGCGGAACATCAACCTGTGGTTTGCTATGTATGTCAACCGACCACCCTGGGCGGTTCCTCCTGTGGTTCCGATGGGCCTGCCAGCAGCGGTCTGTAGAGAGATTGCCCGCCCGACGCTGGCGGAACTCACAGTAAGTATTGCGGGCAGTGCCAGGGCGGACTATCACAACGAGCAGTTTCAAGCAGCGCAAGAAAGGTTCCTACAACAGCTTGAGCTTGGGCTTGCAACAGGTGGTATTGCGCTGAAACCGTATGTTTATGGGAACCGTATTTTGGTGGACGGAACTAGCGCAGCAGCGTTTCAGCCCACAAAATTTGATGCTTCTGGTACCTGTGTTGGAGGCGTGTTCCGTGAAAAAGCACAAGCCAATGATAAATACTATGTCCGGCTGGAATACCACAACTTAGAGGGTACTACATATACCATCCAGAACAAAGCATACCGCAGCGACAGCAGCGGTTCCGTGGGACCTGCAGCCGCTTTGAATGAGGTTCCGGATTGGGCGGATATCCCGCCAGAAGTCAAGATAGAAAACCTGGAAGGACCGCTCTTTGCCTATTTTAAGCCCCCGCAGTCAAACAATGTGGACACCGATGATAAAACCGGTGTGTCCGTATATGGAGGGTCCGCGGTAGACCTCATCCAAAGAGCGGACGAGCAGTGGGATTTGATCCGGTGGGAGTACAAGAGCGGCCAGAGAAAGATATTTATGGACGCTACAGAAACAGTAGCAAGGGACTTCGACAAACGCTTGTTTGAGATTGCTCCGTTCTCCAAGGACGGCAAGTTTTTTGAACAGTTTGAACCCTCTTTTCGGGACGAACCGCTTTATCGAGGGCTACAAAATATTCTGAAACAAATTGAGTTCCAGGTTGGCCTCTCTTATGGCACGCTGTCAGACCCACAAAGTGTTGAAAAGACGGCGACAGAGGTTCGCAACAGCAAACAGCGGATGTTTATCACTATCGATAGCATTCAAAAAGCGTTACAGCATACCTTTGACAGCCTGATCTATGCCATGGACGTGTATGCTACACTGTACAATCTGGCGCCTGCTGGAGGCTATGAAGTCACCTATTCTTGGGGAGACAGCGTTCTTGATGACGCTGACGCAAAGGAAAAGGAGCGGGCTAACGACCGGCAGGATGTTTCCATGGGCGTGATGAATGATTGGGAATACCGGGCAAAATGGTATGGAGAGGACGAGGCCACAGCCAAGAAAATGCTGCCGAAAATGGAGGACATGACGAACGAAGGAGAGAATGAGATTGAATGAGATACCCGTTTTCTCCAGAAGTTTTGGATGCGCTTTCGGAAGAATTAGCGGAGTTGTTCCGAAGCCTGGAAGAGACGCTCCTTGATGAAATATGCTCTCGGCTGAAACTGGCCGGAGAACTGAATGAGGTCATGGTGCAGGATATCCGGGCTCTGCGGTCACATGGAATTGGCCTAAAAGAGATAGAGAGGGCCATCCAGCGAACGGCCAATATCAGCGAGCAACGGCTCAATAGGCTGCTGGAGGACGTGGTGGAACGTAACCAGCGGTATTACAAAGAGGTCATAGACCTTGCGGGGATGACGGCTCCTGAGACATTGGTAAGTGCTATGGATATTGCCGCGATTACGGCGCAGGCACAGAGAGAGGTCAGCAACCTGACCCGATCCATGGGCTTTCTGGTGGACAGTGGGCGGACGATGCTGACACCAGCCCGTGCTTATCAATGGGCGCTGGATAACGCGGAGATGCAGGTTATGAGCGGAGCAGTCAGCTATAACCAAGCTATTAGAAATACTGTTAAGCAGCTTGCAGACAGCGGCATCAAGATCGTGGCTTATGAGAGCGGACACCGGGACCAAATCGACGTAGCAGCCCGCCGAGCAGTGATGACGGGCGTCTCCCAGCTCTGTGCCAAATACACGGAGCAGAGTGCGGAATACTTAGAAACGCCATATTTTGAAGTATCAGCCCATATCGGGGCACGAGATCAAGGTACTGGATGGCAGAACCATAAAGCGTGGCAGGGCCGGGTGTATTCTGTTAGAACCGGAGACAAATACCCAAGTATCTATGAAGTATGCGGACTTGGCTATGTGGATGGTTTAGAGGGAGCCAACTGCCGTCATATCAGGACCGCTTTTGTAGACGGCGTGATGGAGCGGACGTATACCGACAAAGAACTGGAACACATTGACGACGGGCATGATGTGGAGTTTGAGGGCAAACGTTATACAGCTTATGAAGCTACACAAAAGCAACGCCAGATCGAGCGGACCATCCGAAAGCTGAAGCGGGAACAGACTGCATATAAGGCGGCAGGGCTTGAAGAGGACGCCCAGACGGTGACAGCCCGCATCCGGCGTCTGAACAAGGAATACAGAGATTTTAGCGAAGCTGCGGGTTTGCCATTGCAGCGGGAAAGGATGCAGGTTACCTATACGGATATTGAATCCGAACAAACCGCCTCGGCACTCAAAGTGCAGCGTGATGCAGAAGCGCCAATCAGGCAGGCGATCCGCAACGGTGAATATCCATTAGAGATCAATCCGGAGAAACAGGCGCGGCATATGGCCGGCACTGCTACACCGGGCAGAAGCGTGATAACGGTTTCTGTGGAGGAGTTGCAAGCGATCATAAACGCGAAGGCAGGTAGCGGAAAAATCAATCTTACAGATGATTTTACAAAGTGGAAAAACACAGAAATTATTGATGCCGGAAAAGAAATTGGCTATACAGTTAACAGAAACGGTGATATAATAATTGCAAGAAGTATCAAAATCCATTACAGCAAAAGCGGTACGCATGGTGTTCCGTTTTCAGGGGGGTGGAAAAAATGATAATTAACGATCCCACGATTTACTTTGGGAAGAAAATTAAAGTTTTTTCCACAAGTGGACGTGTAACGACCGGGGAACTCTATGGGTATGACTACGATTTTGATGATGATGGAAATGAATTTCTGGAGTTCGATGTGGAGAATGAACACGGCTTGTTGATTGGATTTACGGAGGACGAGATTGAGCGCATCGAGATTATTGGATGAAAAAACAAACAAAGAAACTATTAAAGCGTGGGCCATAATTGGGGCCATTCTTGACCGTGGGAATGACGCGATTATTCGAAAAAAAGAAAGTGGATTTCTCATCATCGAGGAAAAGAAAAAAACAGTATATCGCTCCCCCGACCGATAGGGGCCGGGGAAGGACCGTTGGGGTCAACTACCGAGGATTTCTCGGTGGTTGACCCTTTTTCTTTTGACCGACCCGAAGTCGCTAAACTACGGGAGATTCAATTAAATTTGGCTATCCGCAAGCCTAAAAGTGCGGGGCGGTGGGTCACGGCAACGACCTAAAAAGCCTAGCCGCAAAGGAGAACGCATGAAAACAGAAGAACTGCTTGAAATTGGACTGACAGAGGAACAAGCGACAAAGGTTTTGGCGATCAACGGGAAAGACATTGAACGATACAAAAAGGCGGCAGATACAGCAAAGGCGGACCTTGAAGCGTCTCAGGAACAACTTTCACAGAGAGATGCGGATATTGAGAAGTTAAAAAAATCTGCCGGTGATGTGGATGGCATCAAGCAGCAGTTGGCTGATCTGCAGACCAAGTACACCACGGAGACAGAGCAGTATCAGAAGCAGATTGCAGATCGTGACTATGCAGATGCTGTCAATCATGCGATTGCCGACAAGGGTGTAAAGTTCAGTTCTAAAGCCGCGGAAAAGGCGTTTGTTGCGGACCTTACCGCCAACCGCCTAACGCTCAAAAACGGGGCTCTGGAAGGGTTTGAAGATTACCTGAAGGCGCAGCAAGACAGCGACCCAGCTGCGTTCCAGGGGGACAAGCCTGCCCCGTCGTTTGCAAAGCCTGTTGGCCCTGGCGGGCCTCCTGCTCACGAGAGCAAAGGAGCCATGTACGCCAAGCAGTTCAATCAAATGTACGCAACCCAAAATACTACGAAGGAGTGAAACGAATGTCTCATTTTTACAGAGTGAATGGCACTTTTCGGCCGAACTTCCTGGAAAGCGAGGTTGGGCTTGTCCTGAAAACCTATCAGATTCCAGCTTCTATGGGCGTGGCGGATGAGTATGGAAACAAAATCGTTGCCGCCGGAACTGTGTTCCCGTCCAATGATGGGAGCGCCGTGGGTATCGTTTTTGACGATGTGGATGTCACCCACGGCGACCACGAAGGGAGCGTCATGCTGGCTGGCCGTGTTCTGAAAGAACGCCTGAATATCCAGAGCGCCGCCGAGACACCGCTGAAAGCGGCTGGGATTGTGTTTGTGGATGCGCCCGAAGTTACCAGGGGATATTGCCTGACCTATGAAAAGGACGATGGTACAGGCACGCCTCCGGTTGATACCCATGAATACCAGGAGGGCAGCTATGCTCCTGTATCAACCGATTATCCGCTGACTAAAGCGAGCAATACACAAACCGGATGGGCGCTCTCCAGCGGCGGGCCTGCGGTTACATCGGTCAAGATGACCAAGGATGCAAAGCTCTATCCCGTCTGGACTTCCGCAGGCGTCTAACAAGGAGGATTGACAAATGGCTGATATTTTAACTTTGATTTCCGATGCTGAAAGACTGGACTTCTCTCAGAATCTGTCTGTTGCCCGTCCTGCATACCTGGGCGACCGGCTTTTCCCTGATCAGAAGACCGAAAACCTCAAGGCGGAATATATGCGGCTTGCCAATGGCGCTACCCTGCCTGTGATGGCTACCGTCCACGCCTTTGACACAGAGGCGGAGATCGGTTCCCGGCCTACCTTTGACAAGATGGAGGTCGAAAAGCTGCTGATCAAGCGCAAGATCAATCAGACCGAGCGCGTGCGGCTCCTGACTGAATCCGGCGTGTATGGCGATGAGGCTATCGTGCGCTATGTGTTTGATGATATGCGTCTGATGGCGGATGCAGTCAAGGTCCGAACCGAAGTTGCCAAGATGGATGTGCTTGCCACCGGCAAGATGAACATCAATGAGAATCGCCTTAAGATGACCGTTGATTATAAAGTTCCCAGTGAAAACCTGGCCTTCGATTTGGACATGTCCGCTGATGCTGATGTCATTGGTCAGATTCAAGCCATTGTGGACCAAGCCGCTGAGATGGGGTACACCATCAACGAGGCGATTACCTCTAACAAGGTAGTCCGTAAGTTAGCGACCAACAAGGGCATTCAGACCCTGATCTTTGGTTCTGTTGGACAGGGGACCTATGTTCCCAACGAGCGTCTACGCGGTTTGTTTTCGCAGCTCTTCGGATTTGGAACCATCACAACCTATGATCTGCGATATAAGACTCAGAAGGCGGACGGCACGGAGGCGACGCATCGCTTCTATCCGGAGGATAAGATCACTTTCACCGCAGTTCCGCAGGTGGGTGTTGGCTTGTGGGGCGTGTCTCCAGAAGAGGCGGAGTATGGACAATACAACGAAAAGTCCGCCGATCAGTACATCACCATTACCCAATGGGCGACGCCTGACCCTGTAGCGGTGTGGACGAAGGCCACCGGATTGTTTATCCCGGTCCTTCCTGACCCCAACGGCCTGTTTGTGGCCGCTGTAAAGCCAGACGCTGCCTCGGGGGGTTAAATGAGCTGTTGAGCGCGGCTTCACTCTCCACGCCCGACTTCTCCAGCATGACTCGGGCAGAAATGCTTGATTATGCTGTGGAGAACGGCGTGGGGGGTGTCAACAGCTCCATGAAAAAGGCCGATATTTTAGCGGTACTCCGGAGGACGGCGCTATGATTTATGCGAGTTACGAGTTCTATTCGTATGTGTACTTCGGGAAATCTATTGAGCCATCTGATTTTCCGAGACTCGCGCTTCGGGCAAGTTCTTATATTGACTACTGCACAGCAGGAAGAGCTGAAAAACACGCAGATCTTGACGCAGTAAAAATGGCGTGTTGTGCAATCGCTGAAGCTTATCAGACGATTGACGCGGCAAGGAGCTCGGCAAGCAAAAGCTTATCTGCGTCTGTCGGAGATTCCGGTGAACTACAAAGCCAAACCGTTGGAAGCTGGTCCAAAACCTATCGTTCCGGGGGGTCAAGCGCCAAAGACGCGCTGAATGCGGCAGAAAGTGCACAAGGAGCTCTTATGGAGACGGCGAAAATGTATCTTGCTGGAACTGGGCTTTTGAAAGCAAAGGGGTACTACGCGTGAGCATGTTTCCACATGTTGTTACACTCTATAACACGAAGAGTATAGAGCTGCCGGAAAACAAATTTGAGCCTACTTTGGTCAATCACATCACTGTTCTGCGTGGTGTACTCCTGGACGCCTCCAAGGGCGTTAATGTGAACAAGAGCGGCCTGGAAGGGGCGGACGCCGTTACCTTGTATATCCCGGTCAATGTTGATGCTGTGGATGGCTTAACAGGCAGAAAGAAGCGGTATGTCGGACCAAGAGAATTTTGGAATGCAGACGACAAAACCGGCCTGTGGACGCTCTCTGTAAGCCGCGACTGCTTTTTCGTCAAAGGGGAGGCCGTACACCCAGATTGGACGGTGCAGACCATCAAAGCGGCATATGATAACGTCTACGATGTGAGTAAGGTGGACTTCAAGGATTTTGGCGGAGATATGTCGCACTTTCAAGTGGGAGGTGCTTGAAATGCTGAAACTCACGGTACACACCAAAGGCCTGGAGGAAATCAAGGATAAATTGATGCAAGCATCTTCAAAAGCTGAACACACTCTTGCTATTCAAATCCGGAAGGACACGTCTCCTTACGTGCCTGCGTTAACAGGAGACTTGGATAGGAGAACAAAAGTAGACGGGTCTCGCATTATATATCCAGGGCCAGAATCCAGGATGCTATATTACGGGAAATTGATGGTTGATCCCGAGACGGGAAGCAGCTACGCGCCAAAAGGCGGCACAAAGGTGGTCACAGATAAGGACCTGGTTTTTAACAAATCGATGCACGCACAGGCGCAATCCCATTGGTTCGAGGCTAGCAAGTCAGAAAACCTTGAGAAGTGGGTGCGAGTAGCAGACAAGGCGGTGAAGAATGATCTCTGATAAAAAAGAACGGCCTAAAGTGTTAGCTGCGGCGGAGGAGGTTCAAACAATTTCCCGTTCTATGCTGGTTTGGGCAAATACCTTTCCGGACAAGCCCGTTGCCATCATCAACTATGAATTTTTAGATGTGGACATGGCAAAGCCCGCTGAGGTAGGAATGACTCTCTCCACGATTCCGGGAACTTACATTACAAGCAAATACATTCTGGGCGGATATCAAGCGGAATATCAGTTTGAAATGCTCTATCGAATCAAACCGGGAGACAGCATAGATGCACGATTAGAAGCTGTCGAGCTGTTGAACAGATTCGGAGACTGGGCCAGAACGAATAAACCGGAGCTGGGAGAGGGAATCCGCGCACTGAGAGTGGAGCCTACCACACAGGCCGCAAAGCTGGCCGCATTTGAAAACGGCTATGAAGATTATCAAATTTTAATGCGCCTGACTTATGAAGTCGGAGTTTGAAAGGAGCAATAGACTATGGCCGATTTAACTTTCAATACTACACCTGGTCAAACTGTAGGACGGGAAATGTTGATTGCTTACCTAAATACAGCGGAGGATATTGGCACTCCGAAGTGGTCTGCAATTGGCAAGCGAGTAGAAGATAGTTCGTCTGAGTATGACTGGCAAACAGAGACGAAGGTTGACATCTTCGGAAATACCTACACCAACGGAAAGAAGCCCACAATCACTCAGACTTTTGACCCGTGCGAATTAGATGCGGATGACGCAGCCCAAAAGAAAATTTGGAATCTTGGCATTAAAGACCAGAATGTAAATGCCCTGATGAATCAAGACATGCTTATCGTCCATTTATATGCAGGTACGGCTAATACAGCTGTGTTTGCAGAGAGATATGCATCTTGTTCTATTCTTCCCTCTGGGCTTGGCGGAGAGGGCGGCGGCACAATTGGTATGCCGCTTGAAGTGACTTATGGTGGAACTCGTACTGTAGGGACAGCCTCCGTTAGTGGCGGGACAGTGACATTTACACCTAGTGATGAAGAGGTCTAAGACATGAAAGAACTTAGTTTTGATTCAGGTCTCACTACATATTCCCTAAACGGTAAGTGTGAGGTGTCATTTAACCCGACTGACAGCAACTTTGTGGAACGGCTTTACTCCGCTTTTGAGGACTTGGACAAGAAGCAGGAGAGTTACAAGGCACAGATCGAGAAGATGACGGATAAGAGGGAAATCTTTGAATTTGCCAAAGAGCGGGATGCAGAGATGCGTGACATCATTGATGGTGTATTTGAAGCACCCGTGAGCGAAGCGGTATTCGGCGGCATGAACGTCTACGCAATCGCTAATGGCCTCCCCGTGTGGTGTAATCTAATGATGGCTATCATGGATGAAATCGACACCACATTCTCAAGAGAGCAAAAGCTTACTAATCCAAGGATCAGTAAATATACGGCAAAATACCAAAAGTATCAGAAGAAGTAATCAAAGGAGTACGTCATGAGATATGGGCTGCCAAAAACCGTTGAAATAGACGGAGAAGAGTTTGCTATCCGCTATGATTACCGCGTTATCCTTGATGTTTTCGAGGCCATGAACGACCCGGATTCCAGCGAGGAAGAACGCGCTCTTGACGTACTCCAAATCTTCTACATTGACTTTGACGATCTGACCGACTATGACGCGGCGATGAAAGCGATGTTCTGCTTTATCAATGGCGGCGAGGAGCCCCAAAAGCAGAAAGGTCCACACCTTGTAGACTGGCCGATGGACTTCCCGCGCATTATTGCGCCGGTCAACCGTGTGTTAGGCTATGAGGTCCGCGCTGTGGACTACGACATCGAAACCAATACAGGAGGAGTCCATTGGTGGACTATTCTTTCCGCCTATGCAGAGATTGGGGATTGCCTATTTGCCCAGATAGTCCGCATCCGCGATAAGAAAGCAAAAGGTAAGCCGCTGGACAAGTCAGACAGAGAATTTTATCGGAAAAATCGTGACATTATCGACATCAAACAGAACTATAGTGAGGCGGAAAACAATCTTGTAAACCTCTGGACGGGCGAAAAAAATAGGACGGCACCCGAAACAGGTACCGTCTGAGGCATTCATTACTGAGCTTTTTTCAATTCTTCAATTTGCCGGGTATGTATAGCCACCGTTTTTTCAAGATCATCCACGCGATCTTCCATAATGTCTATAGCTTCTTGCGGGATCATTTTAGACCCCATCGAATCTAGCTTTTCAAACAATAATTTGAATTGTGGGGCAAATGTATTCTCAATGATTACCTGCATATTTGCCATAGACTCTTTGAGGATTTCTTTCTTCTGCTGCTCCATCATTGTATGAATCGCTTGCAGGTCCTTTTCATCTAACATCCCGATCACCTCTTGTTTGCTATTATACGGGCTGGCTGGATAGCTGTCAAGAAACTTGATTTGTTAACAACTCCATATTGAAACGGAGGAGGTTTTACTAATTTATGTCCTCTTTACAAATTACAAAATGCTGTTTGCTTTCCACAGCTGTTCCGGCGTCTATGTAAGATGTTTGAAATTCATCCCAATCCGATGGTAGTTCCCAAACTACGTGACCAACGATTTCCATTCCAGGAGAAACGGCTCCTACAAAGACAACTGCATCATCAATACTGCCAACTACGACTTTTGGAATTACTTTACTATCGTATGGAGCAATCAGATAGCTGTACCTGAGCCAGCGGAACACCATCACATTCTCCGACAATAGTGATATAGTCTCCGTCATTTAATTGAGCAATCAAATCTGTTTGCTCGCCATCTTTTGGGAAGAAACACTGGATGGGATAAAGTCCATAACCATCATTTGTCTCAAGAGAAATGCATGGGGCCTTTGTAACAATATCCTGCCCTATATTTTGAATAGTTCCGGCCACAACTAGAATCTTATCTTTATATAGTGCATCTGCGTTCACAGTGTTCTCTTTATACGCTGCCCACAAATCAGCGGCGGAAATGGTAATTTCCTCCGATTGGCTGGCCTGCGTGGGCGTAGACTGTGGCAGATTGTTTGAATCAGAGTTTAACGAACTATCAAAGCGGCTCCCAAAAGTAAGAAATACAGTGGAAAGCACAGCAACAACAATCACGGCCGAAAATGCAATATTTCCCTTAATTCGTCTGCTGCTTTTTCCTGGGGCGTTCTTGCTGTCGAAAGAGACGGTTTCTGGTGTGTTTGTTGCGTATTCGCTATCAACCACAATATGAGAACCAGATATAATCGTATTCACGACCCTTGCCCTATCCTCCGGCAACAAGAGAATCGAAATAGAGCAGTCTATCTTTCGGCCCTTTTGGAACGAAATGGTATGCGGCCCGTCTTGGGCGTATGCAGAAATGGTCGTCCCATTTCGCAATGTCCCGACGACCTTACCGTCTAAAAGGACAGTAAAATCAACCGCACAGCCCCACATGGATTTCTCCCTTGTAATAATGATTTCTTTATATCCATCCACATAAATCTCTCCCCTCAAGGTGGTGTTTCATATGTCTGCTGACGGTTCTATCGTCATTGAGACCAATATTGATGATAAAAACGCTCAGAAAGAACTTAATCGCCTTAATAGGCAGATCAAATCTTTGGAAGAACAGCTTGCCGCAAAAAAACATGGCAGGATTCCGCTTGAAAACAGCCTTAACTCAGTCAACACAAAGCTAGAAGAGGCTAGAAAACGACTTGCAACACTGCAGGATGAGCAAAGTGCCATCAATGTTTCAATGCAGCCTGGCGTGTCAGCGGATGACTTTATGCGCTCATACGCAGATAAACCCATAGTTGACGCTGCGTTGAAACAGCAACAGGCCGAGGTCAATGCGCTTGAAAAAGAATGGAAACAGGCCAACAGTGCTCTATCAACCTATGATTCCAAAGTTTCCAGTTTGGAAGGAAAACTAAACCGGACGAAGAAAGAAGCCGGCAACATCCAGCAGAACATGGCAAAAGCTGGCCCTGCTTCTGAAAAAATGGCAAAATCTGTTGATCATGCGCAGAAAAGTGCAGCCAAATTTTCCATGCGTCTACGTGAAGTTATCAGGAGCGCGCTTGTTTTCACGATTATCACACAGGCGCTTGCAAAGTTCCGGGAGTGGATGAGCAAGGTCATTAAGACGAATGACGAAGCAAGGGCTTCCATCGCAAGACTGAAAGGCGCCCTTTTGACACTGGCCCAGCCGTTTATTGACGTGATTATACCAGCATTTGCTAAGTTTGTCGATATACTGGCTCAGATTATTTCAATGGCGGCACGGTTTACTGCGGCCATTTTTGGGACTACCGCAGACAAGGCGGCGGATTCCGCTGAAAGCCTGTATGAGGAAACAGAAGCCATTGAGGGAACTGGAGAGGCGGCGGAGGAAGCGGAAAAATCTCTGGCGTCTTTCGATGAAATCAATCAGCTTTCAGGTGGGAGCAAAAAAGCGGCTGATCAAGATCAGGAGATTGTTCCAGATTTTTCCGCAATCAATCAAAACAGCGGATGGTTACAGCAAGTCATGGAAAGCGTATCTGCGTGGGTCCCGATCGCATTAATGCTTGGAGGAATTGCGCTTATCGCAATCGGCGCATCAATGGGCAGTTTGCTTCTTGTTATTGCCGGCTTGTTATTGCTTGGAACTGGGATTGCATTTTCGGAGGAAAATGAACAACTCCAATCTTGGGTAGATGCGCTTGGACTTAACAGTGTGCAGGAATTTGTAGTAATTGCTGTTATCCTTGGAGGAATTGTGATGGTAGCAATCGGAGCTGCTACAGCAAATATACTTTTAGTCATAGCGGGACTGGTTTTAATTGGTGTAGCCGTTGTGTATGCGGCACAGAGCGGTATGATGCAAGATTGGGCAGAAACCCTCGGGCTTTCGAGAGCGGCTCAGTTTATAACTGCAGCACTGCTAATTGCAGGATTTGCGCTCGTCTGTATCGGGGCAGGACTCGGTAATATTCTAATGGTGATATCCGGAATCGCTTTATTTGCAACTGGAATTTATGTAGGAATCGAAAGCGGGACGATGAAATCATGGGCAGAAACCCTTGGACTTAATTCAGCATTTGAGTATGTAGCAGCTGCAATTCAAATCGCAGGGATTGCGTTGATTTGCATCGGAGCAGCGATGGGTAACATCTTTATGGTTGTCGCAGGAGGAGTTTTACTTGCTGCAGGTATCACGGCAGAGTTAATTGGGGAGCAAACATTGATGGCGTGGTGGGAGAAATTAAACCTAACGACTGTTGTCCAGTGGATATCTGTTGTCATACTTTTAGCCGGAATTGTAATGGTAGCTGTTGCGGCGGCTACAGCAAATATTCCATTATTAATTGCTGGTACAATTATTCTTGGGCTTGGAATCGTTGCCTCAGTAAATGATGGACATTTGCAGGATTGGGTCGAAACGTTGGGTCTTGAAAAAGTCATGGGATATGTAACCACTGCGGTTTTGCTCGCCGGTATTGGACTTGTAGCGATAGGCCTTATGACACAGAGCATACCAATGTTTCTCGGCGGACTTGCTTTGCTTGTAGCAGGTATGGTTATTGGAAACGAAAGTGGAACATTTCCAAGCTGGGTTGAATCCCTACACCTCGAAGAAGTGGCAGGATGGGTATCTACAGCACTTTTACTTGCTGGCATAGCCCTAATTGCCATCGGTGCCATGACATTGAATCCAGTCATGTTGCTAGCCGGTATTGCCCTTCTTGGCGGTGGTGCGGTTCTAAAGTTAGGAAGCAACGGAACAACAAGTAGTGGAAGAAGCGGCGGCTTTAGTGGCAGAGTGTCCGCTCCCCGCCTCGCCCTGGAGGATGTCCCCGCCCTGGCTCGTGGGGCCGTCATCCCGCCCAACCGGGAGTTCCTTGCCGTGCTGGGCGACCAGAAACGCGGTACGAACATTGAGGCCCCCACATCGGAGATCGAGGCGGCAGTCGTGCGTGGCATTCAGAGAAGTGGGATGAACGGAGGAAGCGGAGATCATACCGTCATCCTTCAGATCGGAGAGCAAGAGATGGGACGAGTGATGTACAGGCTAAACAACCAGCAGACGCAGAGAATCGGTGTGCGTCTTTCGGAGGGATAAATGAGCTACATCAAACTGAATGGCGTGGAATTTGATGCTGATGTTGCAATTTCCGCTTACAACAGAAATTTTAATGTACTGGATGGCCCTAACGCAGGGCGAGTTTTGGCCGGGAAAATGATCCGGGATATAATCGGGACATATCTTGGACATAAGATTACTGTATTCAGACGTGGGGATGATTACGCCGGCTTAGATGAGTTCTGGGAATATCTGTATCAGCATTCTATCGATGATTCCGTATTACTAGAGGCTGCGGACGGGCAGAAAACTATCAGTTACCAGGCCTATTACACCAGTGCATCACAGGATATTGAGAAGGTTGAAAAGGGCGTGAATTTTTGGGGTGAAATCGAAGTGAATTTCATTCCTATTGACGCACAGCTAAAGAGATGAAGGGGGTTCTGGTATGGGACGAAGCAAGATTGAATACGAGGGCTGGGTGTTTACTGGGTCAGAAATCAGGTCCGGAAAAATCTATTCCACAATTTCCCTATTGCAGTCCGAACTTGAACCGAATTCGTTCGAAGCAGAGGTAGAGTGTACTGACTCGTCCATCCTGTCTTTCCAGAGGAACGCGCCGCTAAGATATTATAATGACGATATACTGACCGGCATTTTCTATGTCCAATCGATCAAGCGCACATCTGCATCGACATATACGATTGAAGCAGATTCTGCAATCGGTATTCTGGCAGAAGGTCAGCACTATGGAGGCATTTATACAGGCGAAACCGTGGAAGAAATTCTCCCGAGTATTTGTGGCAGCGTACCATATATTTTGCATTTCTCTTTCGCTAAAATCGCACTTTATGGGTGGCTTCCGATCGCAACACCGAGAGACAACTTAGCACAAGTATTGTTTGCAATCGGAGCAACAGTTAAGACAGACAGGAAAGGCATTTTAAGGATTGAATCCCTTTGGGATGGCATCAGCGGAAATGTTGGGAAAGACAAACTATTTGAGGGGCCAAAAGCATCGCATAGTTCTAAAGTAACGCGCGTTGCAGTAACTGAGCATCAATACGTACAAGGTACAGAAGAAGCAGATTTGTTTGAAGGCGCTACGCAATCAGGGGATATAATTACTTTTTCAGAACCAATGCACAGTTTGACCGCCTCTGGCTTTACTATTCTGGAAAGCGGCGCAAATTATGCGAAGGTATCTTCTGGAACGGGTACATTAAAAGGAAAAAAATATATCCATAACACAAGACAAATTTCCAGGAATATAGAGGATGGAAGAAGCCAAGAAACAGAGAATGTAAAATCTGTAACAGAAGCGACTCTGGTTTCCCTTGTAAATTCAAGTGCTGTAGCCAATAGACTCAAGAATTATTATACATGTTCAGAGACTATTGATGGAGACATTGTGCTTGGGCAGCTATCTCCAGGTGATGTTGTAACTGCTTATCATCCGTATGATGAAGTAAATGTACAGGCATGTATTGAGAGCCTTGATATTACAGTATCAGGGACGCTACGGGCAAAATCTAAACAACTTGTCGGCTACCGTCCACTCCAAATTGAGCAAACAGTTATTTATGATGAACATGAACTGCTGACCGGAAGCGGTGAATGGGACGTTCCGGAAGGTGTATCTGAGGTACGAATAGTGCTGATCTCTGGAGGACAAGCTGGATATAATGGACAATCTGGCGAGAAAGGCACAGCGGGCGGGAATATTGTGCGCAGAGACAACGATTATCAAACAACGAATGTTCAAGCTGGGCAAAGCGGCTCTATAAGCGCTACGGCATCCCAATCGTACAGCGGAGGTTCGGCGGGTCAAGGCGGAGAGGGCGGTGCTTCGGGTATCGCCGGAAATGTTTTGCAAACAACTATTTCGGTAAATCCAGGCGATAAAATATCCTATAGTTGTGGAACTGGCGGGGCATCTAATGGCGCGACTGGAGGGCAAACAACATTTGGAGATATGTCCTCTGAAAATGGCGGAATCCTTCCAGATGGATATACGGATATTGTCACCGGAATTACTTATGCGAAAGCAGGTTCGTCTGGTGGAAAAGGAGGTGCAGGTGGCTCAGTTGGGGCTTCCGGAGCTGCGGTTAATGGAGTTCCAGGAGGTTCAGGGTACTCTAGACTGAATGAGACATACCCAAGAGATGGCACTTCTTCTCAGACAACTTGGAATGGATCTGCATCGTACAGTGACGGCGGCGCTGGTGGCGGTGGTGCAGGCGGGGCGTCTGGTAATTCAAACGGGTCCCCTGGCGGTAATGCTTCATATGGCTCATGGTCTAGAAGTGTTACACTTGATACTGGAGCAAGTTCAACATTAGGAACAAGCACAAGCGGAAGTGGAGGACGAGGCGCAAATGGGGCTCCTGGAGAAACCTACGGCTCGGCAGGTTCTGGCGGAGGCGGAGGCGGAGGAGGCGGCGCAAATGGAGATGGATCAGTTTCCGCCCAATACTCAAAGACACAGAAAAATGTTAATACAAGCACTATATCCATTTGGGCAAGTGCTGAGGTAGCCATTTATCCCCGTAATGGTGGGGCAGGTGGGGCAGGAGGTTCAGGCGGCTCCGGAAAAGAAGGGTGCATCATTTTATACTACGGTAAGAAAACAGAAATCAAGCCCGGGAAACTCATGGATAAAAACAAAAAAACAGTTCTTGATAAAAACGGGCGGCTTATCATCGTTTAGGAGGACAATATGACGCAGGAAGAGTTCAATCAAATGCTCCAAATAGCTATTTCGGAAGGGCTTCCAGGCGGATATTATACAAGCAAATATTCTGGTGAGGAACAGGATGCTATGTTTGATTGGGTGAACGATCAGATGAATCCGACGGTGTGAGGTGATGTTGCATGCTCTAATGGAATCGTCTTCACTGATAAAGCGTTCTTTATGCTGTCTCGTATTGGCATGAAAGCCGCATACTCCGCAAGAAATTATACGGGAGTTTGGGATAGCGATGATATTTCTAGTGGAACGATCGACCCTACTAAACTATCGTTTTTCAACGACGTGGTAAATTCAAGGCTAGACATCATGGGGCCGTTAGATGGTATGTCAAATTTTGTGTGGGAAAACAGTATGACTTATAACGTTATGATGTTCTATTAAGCAGTACGGATAGAAAAATTTCTGGATAGGTTTTATAGTTTATTCCTCAAAGGAGGGCGTCATGTTCCATCTACAAGCCAACAAAATATATTTGGAAGTCTGCGCAAAAGAGGGCGTGACCAGTGGTTCCGTTAATGTCTACACGGTTCGATTTTCCTTCAACTCGGATTGGGATGGCCTGGACAGGACGGCGGTATTCCACGCGGGCGACGATCAAATTTCCGTGGTGTTGGACGACTCCAACGAGTGCCAAATTCCGTGGGAGGTATTGGAAAATCCGGGACGAAACCTGTCGGTTGGCGTATATGGAACAAAGGGCGGCACAGTCGTTCTCCCCACCATCTGGGCGCAGCTGGGAGAAATTCGGGAGGGCGTGTCGCTGGGCAGCAACGCGCAGCCTCCCACGCCAGATGTGTACAGTCAGATTTTAGAAGCCGCCGAACAGGCGGAAAAGATTGCGCAGAGTGTACGGGATGACGCGGATGCCGGAAAGTTTGATGGAGAACCCGGCCCGGAGGGGCCACAGGGACCGCCCGGAGATGGAGTGCCGGAAATTACCCCAGAGGACGAAGGAAAGTTTCTGGGTGTTCTGGACGGCGCTGCGGAGTGGGTTTTGGGAGCCTCCGGTTCCGGCAATGTATCATCTCCGGAGATATCAGTGATCCGTGTGATGGACAGGCAGGAATATGAGGAGCTTCCCACAAAGAGCCCCACCACGCTCTATCTGATTCGGGGGTAGCAAAATGATTTATGCAGGAACAGAGACCATAGAGACCTTGATGCTGGGAGAGATGGGGATTAAAACCATCATGGCTGGCAGCGAGAATGTTTATGAAAGGCCAGGGGCCTATGTATATATCCAACTTGACACAAAGGAGAGTCAGTAAATGGCAAGCTATTTTAACCTAACTCTTGATACCACCGCACCGTCTGGCCTGACACTGCAAATCAATGATGGGGCACTGTATGCGACCAGTACAGCGGTAAAGCTGACCATTGGAGTCAGCGACGAGCAGACCACCGGCTACCAGATGAAAATCTGGGGAATTGATGGTGTCGCGGAGGAAGAGTCCGCCAGCTGGGAGACCTTTGCCACCAGCAAGAGCGTCAACCTGACTTCTGGGGATGGCCTGAAGACTGTACATATCAAGGTCCGTGACGATGTGGGCAACGAGAGCGCCGAGGTGACGGATGATATCACTCTCAACACTACGGTTCCCGTGGTCACAGTCACCGGCCCGGACAAGAGCAAGATTTCCAAGATTGCGGGATTCAATCAGTCTGTTATCAACTTTACTTCCGATGTGGAGTTTGACGAGTACAAGGTTTGCGTGGTTCCTGCCAATTCCAGCGAGCAGGATGCGGGCACCCTAATCCCCACCACTGGGGGCTCCATCAACACCAGCGGAAACGAGGGCAATTATCCCGCCACCACTAATATCCAGGTTACGATTAACGGAACCGATTTGGAGAGCGCGTCCACCGGAGACGGCGTGAAGATTGTCAAGGTCTTCGTCAAGACTGCCGCAGGAATTTGGAGTGTGGCATAATGGCGGCCCCAAAGCTGACATTCTCTATTTCCGGAGAAAAGGTCTCCGCCGTGTCTGGCTTTGATTATATCATTGTGGCGTTTCAGTCGAATATTCCCTATCAGGCGTTTGAGTGCCGCGCTACGAAGGCTGGGGAGGAGTACGGCGTGGGGAAGGGGGCGCTGATCGCGTCCTTCTCCACCACCCCGGCGAACACACAGCGGAGTTTCGAGGTGTATGACGATTACCTTGTTCATGGAGACGGGAACTATCGAATTTCCCTCTTTGCACAGGGGGAAGACGGAAGCTGGAACGACAACTACTATTATATTCCTGTTGGCAGCACAGCCTACATTACTGCCGATGGGGAGCCATATCTCTGCATGAGGGAGTGATCATATGCCGACAACAGATGGATATAACGGGGCCTACACGGGACCGGAAATTGACAAGGGAATCGCAAGAGCGAATCAGGCCGTTACGGTTCCCGGAAGCGGAACGGCTTTTATGTCCGAAACCCTCGGCTCCGGCCCGTACACGATTGAGTTTACGGAGGAGGCTGGTTCTGGGGAAAGTAGTGGAGAATCTTTCGCAATTGGAGATGTTCGCTTAACAACAAAAACCGAACTAGGTGAGAACTGGGTATTGGCAAACGGCACTATCATTTCGGCGGAAGATTATCCGAAGTATGTGGAAGAATTTCCGTTTAAGTTTGGGACATCATATAAAGAAAATCTGTTTGGAGAGACAAGTGGCCCATCTGGAAACAGTGTCTTGCAATATATCAACGGGAATTATATTTGCGTTTTTCAAAATAAAATCTACTACGCGAGCTCTCCTGATGCAAATTGGACAGAATCCGTCATTATCCCGGCGGGTTCTAGCGGGACAATCAATGATTTTCTGTTTGCGAACGGATATTATGTCGCGGCCAGCCAATTTTATGATTCAGATCATTGGGTTTCACGGGTATGGTACGCGTCTGATTTAAATGGCCCATGGAGCGCGGTGGATGTCCATCAATCAACAGGGACAGGTTCTTACGGCAGATCCGTCCAGTACATCAATGGTCAGTTTGTGCTGATGACATCGGAAACGGTCAACTCCGTAGCGAAACACTATTTTTACACCGCACAATCACCAGATGGGGCATGGGCCGCAATTCCCATGGATTTTATACCCCGGGTATGGCGGATTGTTTATGCGGAAGGCAAATACGTGCTGTGTGTAATGCAGCAGGACGATAATTCAACTTGGCACGTTGGCCTAAAATATGCCAGCAGTTTAAATGGCCCGTGGGAGTATCAGGACGTATGTGAGAGGAAAAATAGTTATTCTCCAAACCTGTTCACATATCTAAATGGGAAATATCTTATTTTCCAAAAATACGTTGAAACGGCTGCCTCATATAATGCTATCCTCTTTTCAGACTCTATTGGTGGAGAATGGACATTCAGTGAACTTTCGTTAAGAGACGGAACCATTAGCGCTGTTGTCTATGAAGGCGGAATGTATTATGCCGCATTCTGCGGTTTTAAAACGGTTTCAAGCAGTACAACTTATTATCTTGGTTGTGTGTTTTCAGAAGATTTGCAGAACTGGGAAATAGGGTATATTACATCGCTGGCAGGCGCAGTCTCTTCCTGCGGACTACTAGTGCATGACTATTTTCTAATATGTTCCGCACAACCTAATGCGTCGCCTGTTAATAACGGGATTAGATACTACGATATGAGGTTTCGGAAATTGCCGACAATCAATATTGCTGGGGTAAATACATTTATTAAAGTGGGGTGAACAATGGCAATCAAAGTAAATGGAAAGCTGGTGGCAGGGGCTGGTAAATCGGCCTATGAATCTGCCAAGGATGGCGGCTATACCGGCACAGAAGATGAATTTAATACATCGCTTGTGAATTCAGTCACCGTAGATGGCGGGGGCGTAATGTCCATGAATGAATCCTTTGGTGCCGCCCCGTTTACCCTCACCTTCACAGAAGATGGCGAGAATGATGTAAGCGCCTCCAAGATCACCTATGACAACACGGAGTCCGGCATGACCGCTACCAACGTACAGGATGCCATTACAGAACTGAGCACAGCGCCAAAAGGCGGCCCCGGCGTTCCGGTAGGGTCTGTATTCTGGCTGACGACACAGACAGCGCCGGAGGGGTACTTAATTTGCGATGGAAGCGCGGTCAGCCGTACAGAGTACGCGGACCTGTTTGCGGAGATTGGAACCACGTTTGGGGCGGGAGATGGAAGCACGACTTTTGCGCTTCCAAACTTGCAGGCGGCGTTTATTCGTGGTGCCGGGTCTCAGGATGGGTACTCCGCCACGTTCGGACAGAAGCAGGAAGCGACTACTATAGAAGTCAGCAATACCGATCTACACATTCTAGCATCACCCATACAATATGTAGATAAATGGATTTCGAAGGGTACCGAAACTGCGAACCGAGTTGATGGAACGGAACCTTCTTATGCTTATAATTCTTCTATTCGCCCCTATAACATCGCCCTAACCCCCATCATCAAGTATTAGGAGGTCTCTATGGCACTCTACGTAAACGGCAAAAAAGTGGCCGGGATTGGACTTCCCGGCAAATCAGCTTATCAGTATGCGGTTGATGGGGGATATACGGGGACGGAGGGAGAATTTCAGGAAGTACTCGCCAATGCGGGCGGAAAGCCGATGGGGCATGGTGTGACGCTTCTCGCGTCTGCATGGTCTGGAAATGCTCAGACAATCACTGTTCCAGGAGTACTTGCAGACGAGACAAAGCAGCTGATTCAGCCTGTGCCTGCTATTGCCTCGCAAGCCGCTTACCTCGCTGCCGGAATCCTCTGTACCGGACAAGCCGCCAATAATCTGACCTTCACCTGCCAGACGGTTCCGGAAGCGGATTTGACTGTGTATGTAGTTATTACTGATGTGAAAAGCTAAGGAGGACACATGATTGCAAATCAGATGATCATTGGTACATCTCTTCCAGAGCTGTCTAATCCAGCAACAGCGGAGAATCTAGCCGCCGGAAAACAGGCCATAGATAGCAGCGGTGAAATAATCACTGGCACGGCAGAAGTTTGTGATATGCTTGCAAACCTGGGAACCGCTACTGCGGCAGATGTAGCGATCGGAAAGACGTTTACGAGCGCGGATGGTGTAAAAATGACGGGGACAGCATTAGTAAACCAAGCGTCCCTCAGATCAGTTACATACAGGAACTCAGGTATATCAAGTAATATTATGATATATTACTCATCTTTGAGTGGCCAAGGTTTGGTGATGCAGAACGCTTTTATAGTAACCCCTAATGCATCATCTGGAACATTACAAGCAGTACAAAACACTTTCATTTATATGAAATATAGCTCATATCTGACATTATCAGGAAATGTTACCGATATGAATGCTCCTGGCACTGATGTGAGAGTATACAAAGTAACATGAAATCTTTGTGGCGTAATGTCCATACATTTTCAACAAGCAAATCACACAGGCTTTTTGTAAAAAAGCGAGATTAAGTATGCGCGCCAAACCTTAAAGGTCCATTGGCTTCCCGGTTTTCCAGTCCCGGCCTGGTTCGTGGGCAACCCATGCAGTTTCCCCGCAAAAGGAACAGGGATGATGCCAGTCCCAAGAACCCCATATATTGGAACCATCTGGCAGAGTGAAAGGGGCCATTCGTCCACACTTTGAGCAGATCACGGTAACTTTATACAAATCCATATCCATATCATCACCTCAAAAAGATTATACCACAGATAGGCGGTGCTGCCCATGAGTAATGAAAAATGTATCATAGACCCACAGCGGGATTGTTTGGGCCTGCAAAAAGCAAACATGCTAGAAAAGCAGATGGAAAAATTGCAGGAACAGGCCAGAGACACCCATGGAAAACTGTTTGACCGGATTCGAGACCTGGAAAAGGCAGAGGCCGCCCGGAATGAGCAGTATGACAACATCATGGAAAAGCTGGACAAGCTGATCGCATGGCAGGAGACAGAACAGGCCAGCCCAAAGAAGCGCTGGGATTCCATTGTGGATAAAGTGATTTGGGCGGTCCTGGCGGCAGTAATTACGTTTATTCTGGCCCGAATCGGGCTGTAAAAAAGAAAGGAAGTACATATTATGAACAAGACTATCAACGACATCATGGAGCAGTACAAGGCCGGTAAGATCACGGTGGAGGAAGCCAACGCGAAGCTGAAAGAGGCTGGCGCGAACTTTTCTCTGGACCCGAACAAGAATCCTGGAGGCGGCTGGACGAAGGAAGAGATGGAGGAGGGCTTTATTCCCGCTCCCGTTGAGACTCCCTGGTGGGCCTCCATGCACACCTTTGCTGGTGCTGTCGCGTGGCAGGAGGAGATCGACAAGTACATCCCCGAAAAGGATATGGTGTACAACCGGCCCAAGTATCATGGCGTGGACGTGGTGAAGGGCTCCCTGCGGTACATCTATGCTGAGGACGGGTCCTGCAAGTATCAGCCCAAGTCTATGGCGGATTACGACAAGGACCACGGCAGGAACTAATTGAAAAGCCGCCCATCCGGGCGGCGAAGATTAACACAAAGCGGCGCTTTTGGTAGAATAAACCTGCCCTGAAAAGGGCCCTGGGCGCTGTTGTATACGGCGGTTAGCTACTCCCCCAAGAAAGGGGGTGAGGCCGATGGGACATGGGCGCTGGATGAAAGTCTGGCGGTTCCTGGTGTGTTTACTCATAGTCCTTTGGATTATGATTTACATATCCCCAAAAGCGTGTTAGCCGCTCGGATGGTCCCCGAACGGCTAACGTGAGTTAGTTATGCAGAGGGGCTAACCGTCAAACAACAGCGCCCTTGTACATTCATTATACCAAATCAAGCTGCTTTGTCAAGCACGACAGGGCGGCTTTTGTGCTGCCCGGAAAGGAAAACACATGGAGCTTTTGAAGAAACGGCTGTCAAACCTGCTGGCCGTCAAGAGCATTGTCACGGTAATTCTCACGGCGGTGTTCGCCTACCTGACCTGTACCGGCGGCGTGACGGCAGAGCAGTTCCTCACCGTATTCACCGTGGTGATCGCATTCTACTTCGGTACCCAGGCCGAAAAGCGCAACTCCGGGAGTGATGGAAATGCCTGACCATCTGGCGGTAACAATCCCCCTGAAAGATATCCAGCGCATCCAGCTCTACATCAACACCGCTCGCCGGTCTCTCTCTCAAATTCAGAGGGAGACCGGGGTGGATTACATCCTCAACGGCACGCTCTACAACATGAGCACGTTTGTACCTAATTGCCACTTGAAAGCAGATGGGAAGGTACTCTGCAAACCGGCTTACACAGTCTCCGGCTACTCCTGGAATGATGGGCCGGACATTTCTATGGACACGCTGCCAGACGCCTCTCAGCGCAATTATATCACTTGCACACCGCTGATTGTTTCCGGAAAGCCAGTCTCCAAATTGATCTATGACGAGGGGCAGGGCGGCAAACGGGGGCGCTCTGCCATTGGCGTCAAGGACGGCTCTCTGGCCCTTTACTGTACGAGGGACGGAGGGAGTATGACCCGGACGCCGGAAGCGCTCAGGGACGATCTGACAGCGGCGGGATGGGATTCCGCGGTTATGCTGGATGCCGGCGGCTCTAGCCAGTGTTATTTCAATGGAGCGGTCATCCAGAGCAGCAGGAACGTGCATGATTTGATTCTGGTCTATCTCAAGAAAGGGGAGACAACTGTGGAAAAGAAGAAGGTGGTCCTGGACCCGGGCCATGACGCGGGAAACCTCGCCAACAAAAGCCCGGACGGAACCTATTATGAGCATGAGTTTGCCCTGGACATGGGGAAACGCATTCAGAGCATCCTGGAGCGGCATAGCGTTGCTGTCACCATGACCAGGACTGGCGGCGGGGAAGTCAGCCTTGCGCAGCGGTGTGCGATTGCAAACGCCATCAAAGACCTGGATTTGTTCGTGAGCCTGCACAGCAACGCCGCTGGAGATGGAGGCTGGTCCTCTGCCTCCGGATGGAGCGCATATGTCTACAAGACCAGCGGGAGCGGCTATGAGGCAGCAAAGGATATCCTGGAGGCCGTCAAAGACGCCGGAATTACTGTCAGGTCTACACCGATTGTGGCGGACTCGTCGCTGTATGTCTTGAAAGGCACCGTGGCTCCGGCTGTTTTGATCGAGCATGGCTTCCACACCAATCAAACAGACACCGCAAATCTCAAAAACTCCGCATACCGGCAGAAACTGGCGGAAGCGGAAGCAAAGGGCATCCTGAACTATCTGGGGATTGCCTGGAAGGAGGAAACTGTGGACAATCCTTCTGAAAGTGATCTGGCGGTCCAGTGGGTGCAGGAGAACGGCATTATGCTGGGCAACACGAACGGCGACATGATGCTGGACCAGCCCGTTACCCGCAGACAGTTTGCCGTGATGCTGTACAGGTATCACAATTTGAAGTAAAAGGACGTGGACCAATGAGCGCAAGAGTGAAATTACCACCACCGCTAGATAAACTCTTGCGCTCTCAGCTGGAAAGAGCTATCTATGAAGCCGCCATGGACCAGGACGATGAACTGATCGCAAAACGACGCATCATTGATAAATGGGGGCAGATGGACGTGGCGGCGGAACTGGGATGGACGCGAGGAACAGTAGCTTCTCATGAACGGCATATTATGTCCCGCCTTTATGATGTGGCGCGGAAGCTTTATCCAATGTAAATCACAGTATATAATAACCAATTAAAAAGCAAAAGGGCATCCTCATATGAGGATGCCGCCTTTATTTAGGCTATCATTCAATATGAATGTAGCAACTATTTACATGCACTATTATATGCCGAAAAGGAAAAAAGTCAACCCTGGATTAAAAACTTTTTTATTTTTTAATAGCGTCAATGTCGTCTTGTGTCAACTCTCTTCTAACATCAGCAATTAGTGTCAAACTAGTGTGCGGATGGTGCGCTCTATCATATACTAACTCTATTTCAACGCCCTCGTTTTTTGCCGTTTCAATGGCTGGGATAAAGTCGCTATCTCCTGTAACAATAATAGCTTTTTCAATTCGCTGTTTGGCCGCCAGTAAAACCAGATCACACCCCAGTAAAATGTCAACCCTTTTTTGCTGGAAGATCGGTGCACCATTCTTGTCTCTTCCTCGATATTCTAGCTTTCCGAGCCGAACCTCATATCTATCAAGCATTTCAAGAGAGGTCACAAATCTCTGCATATTATTGTACCTATCAAGATCACCTTTACTCGGAGTTTGGCTTTTATATGGCATACAGTTATAGTAATATGTACGAAGAATAGGATCACCACCAGCCAAACGGCTGCTTAATTTTGAAAAATCGATCTGAGGTGAAGCAAAACTTTCTTTTAAAATTTTAGACAAATAAGCTCCGTCAACAAATATGGCAATTTTTCCCATATCTAACACCTCCATTTTTCTCCATTATAATACAATATTTTCAAAAAGTCTATGAGTGTTTTAATAATGGTTCTGTTTGGCATAAACCGAGCAGGGATTTTATTTTTGATTACCGCGCTACAAGGAAGCCGCCTCAAAACATACATAAGTTAAGCATATCTTTGGCAGAAACTGCGCCCATGCGGGGATTTTTTATGCGACAATATAGACATGGAGGACGTGAGGATTCAAGGGTTGGTACACGTCGCCGCCCTCCTCACGGACTCCTTATTTTTGTTGCAAAGGACGTGTTATTTTGCTTGTGAATGGGTCTGAGCTTGTCAAGCGGCTGGTGGCCTGCGGATATACAGCATCTTCAGCGGAGGACATATGCCAGCGATACGCCGCAGCGGGAAATTTCTCCGGGCTGGAGACCTTTATCAAACAAATAGAGCTTCTTTATGATGACAGAAAGGAGTATGCATGATGGCATTCCCTAACTATACTTATCCGGCTTACGGAGGCTACAACCCCGTGACTCCATTTGCCCCGGCACCACAAGTATATCAGCCCCAGCAACCGCCTCAACAGCCTTCGCAGGCCGTGCAGCCTCAGGGAAATGTAAACACACAGCCCACCTTCTTCTGCCGCCCTGTGGCTTCCAGGGAGGAAGCTCTGGGAGTTCCGGTTGACTTCATGGGAAATCCCATGTTTTTCCCGGACCTGGCCCATAATGTGATCTATATGAAGCGGTTCAATACCAACACCGGCGCGGCAGATGTGTTTGAGTTTCATAACCAACAACAGGCACGGGAACAGCAGGCGGAGAATCCGGTCCCTGCCTTCGCGCCTCTGGATGAATTTATGGATATGAAAGACACCATCAACAATCTCAAAGAGGAGATAGAAAGGCTGAAAAAGCCCGCTTCTATCGGAAAGGCGGGAAAGAAAAATGATGCCGATGAATAATCCCATGATGGCTATGCTCCAAATGATGCGGGCAGGGAGGAATCCTATGCAGCTCCTCCAACAGATGGCAGGGCAAAACCCGCAGGCGGCTCAGGCTATGAGACTTATCCAGGGGAAAAACCCACAACAGCTCCAGCAGATCGCGGAGAATATGGCGAAGGAGCGGGGAATCTCTATTGACGATCTTGCCCGGCAGCTTGGTGTGTCGATTCCAAGCAGCAGATAACTTTATAGCATCTTTTTCAGTTTTCGGGTCTTGATAAAAACCGCTCTTTGGAAACATCCGGGGAGCGTACGGCCCCGATGTAATAACTGATAAAGGAGTATCTACAAATGGATAACGATTTTGCGACCGGCTATGCGCTGGGAAGCGATTCCAACGGCGGCAACTGTAACAACGGTTTCGGTGGCGGTGCTTGGGAAGGCATTTGGGGCATCATCATTCTGGCTATGGTATTCGGCTGGGGTCGCGGAGGCTTTGGTTTTGGCGGGTTTGGAGGCGGTGCATCCGACAGTCCTGGTCTGCAGGGCCTTGCAACCCGCGCCGACGTGCATGAAGCTATCGCCTTCAACGGCGTGGAGCGTGGAATTCAGGGCATCCAGCAGGGCATCTGCGACAGCACGTTTGCTCTGAACAACACCATGACCAATGGCTTCCACGGGGTAGATACGGCTATCTGCAATCTGGGCTATCAGACTCAAACCGGTTTTAACTCTCTGGGCGCACAGCTGGCGCAGTGCTGCTGCGATACCCAAACTGCCATTCAGGGAGTCCGGTATGATATGGCTACTCAGGCCTGCGATACCCGCAATACCATCCAGAATACCACCCGTGATATCCTGGAAAACAACAATGCCAACACGCGCGCGATTTTGGACTACCTTTGCCAGGACAAGATTTCTAGCCTCCAGGCAGAGAATCAGTCCCTGAAGCTGGCGGCCTCCCAGGCGGCCCAGAACGCCTTTATTACAGCAAATCAGGAAGCGCAGACTGCGGAACTCATTCGGCGTATCAACCCCATGCCTGTGCCTGCCTACCAGGTGCCCGCGCCTTATCCCTACTGTGGGACCTATAATGGCTGCGGCTGTGGCTGCTAATCAGTAAGAACCACTTACATCTTCCGGCTTTGCCGTGACTATTTCGGGGCGGCAGGCTGAACGTCTGCTGCCCCTGATTTTTGGAGGAGTAATATGTCTTGTAAACCTGTATGCAAACTGTGTGACCGTCTGGTGATCTCTCAGGCTGTCACCTTTACCGGTGGAAATCTGGAGATCAACCTTCCCGCTGGCGCCTATAACAACGGAGAGAAATACTGTATCGTTGTTTCACAGGCCATTCCGGACACTGCTACCATTAATGCTCCGGTGTACATCACCATCGGCACAGGAACTACCCTTTATCCACTGACCAAGCGTACCTGTGCTCAGGTTAATGCATGTGGAATCCGTACACGCACCCGCTACTCTGTCTGTGTAGTAACGACGCCAACCGGTGGCTCGTTCCGTATGCTGGGCCAGCCTTGCTGCTCCCCCAGCAACAATCTTGCCAGCATCGACGGTGGTACCGCACCAGCACCTACGGCGTAAGGAGGCAGCAGAATGAAAAAATCTACACGAATGATGTTGATGTCCGGAAGCCGCAGAAACTATGATGTGGAAGATCGTGGGTATCGCCGTTACTCTGATGGCCGCTTTGCACCTCGCAATGAAAGCGACATGTGGGTGGAGGATAAGTTCCGTGACCGTCGTGGCCGCGAGCACTACGATAATGGCCGGTATGCTCCCATGAGTTATTACGACGAACACTTGCACGGAAACTATGGCGGCCCAGAGTCCCACTACCACATGACCCCCTATGTGCCTCCGGTCTATCAGGATGGCTCCATGCGCCACTATGATCGGGACTACTCTCTGCGACCCATGAATAAGATTGGCTTTTCCATGGAGGGGGAGATGAACAAAATCCCGCCTGAGTTCAGCCACGATTATCGTGGTGACGAGATGGCGTACCGTCGCGGAGGCGAGCGCATGAGCGGCTATGGCTACGGTTCTGGTGTTGCTCCGTTTAGCAGAGAAATGGCTGAGGAGTGGACCCGGGAAATGAAGAACGAGGACGGCACTACCGGCCCTCACTGGACGATGGAACAAACCAACCAGATCATGACGCAGAGGGGAATCAACTGCGACCCTGCGGAGTTCTACGCTGCTATGAACATGGTCTATTCCGATTACAGCAAGGTTGCTAAGAAGCTCAATGTCAGTAACATCGACTTCTATGCCGAAATTGCGAAAGCGTTTCTGGATGACCAGGACGCCGCTCCCGACAAGCTTGCTCGGTACTATGAGTTTGTCGTGAAGCACTGATGATAGTCCCCGCTCTCTCATGAGGGCGGGGATTATATTACATAATATTACTGCAACTACAGAGGAAGTAATATTAAGTAATAAACTTTTGGAAATTTTTTTCACACATTTAA